CATGTACTTAGGGCCCGGAGATCCATCGACTCTTCGGAACTTGAATCCTGCCACCCCATTGACAACTCTGTATGGGATGGATAACCAACCGATAAATTGCACATGGCTCGGATCACAATCGACTGGTACGGTGCCTAGCAGATGAGTCTCCGCCAGTTCTTTTCCGAACCCTCGACCCTGTAAGTAAGCCACCGTCTCTTCGCTTATCTTTTTGTGATAAGTCGTAGCCAGATCGCTTAGCAATGTCAGCCGCTCTATCGATAGCAACACGAAAATCAACTCCCTCTTTCCACATCAACAACGAATATGCATCTCCACCTATGCCACAAGTGTGACAAAAGTAGAGACCAGCTTTTTCTCCATCGGTCGACATAACAGCCGACCTTCTAGTGTCATCGTGGAAACAACACTTTACTGCTCTGGAGTAGCCATCTCTTACCTCGCCACCGTAGTGGCGAATGACTGCCTTCAATAGTTCTGCATCGGCAGCCATGGTTCTTACTTCTTCTTAGCTGCGGTTTTCTTAGCAGGAGTCTTGGCTACCTTTTCAAGACTCTTGATGTACTCCTCAAACTTTGAAATCTCTTCTGCGTGTTTCCACTCATAGAACTTGTCTTCAATTTTGTAATAGCCCCACTCAAGGAAGTGGTAGAGGGCAACACCTGCCGTTACTGACAGGATTAAAGCTAACGATTCATTCATTGTATTAACTCCATAAATTCATCTAGTTGGATTATGACAAACGCTTTACTGACATTGCTTTGCCTACGCTTTGCAATGACCAGAGGAACAACCTTTCCGCCATTCTTTCTTCGCTTCTTCCAGTTATCCCTTTCAAGCACCGCTTCTTGCATCCAAGGCCCGGGCTTGAAACCTTTTTCATTCTTCGCTTCTACTACGAAGTAGATCTGATTGGCATAGAACCAAAGATCCCCTTCGTCATAATTACCAGAGAGTCGTAACCTCTCCGATATCAATTCCAATGATCGGAAATACTCAACAAGGTCGGTCTCCCATTGAGACCCCTTGCGTTTATTTGCCCTAGATTGCTTCGTGTCCACGCCAGTAAATCAATCCCGGTCTTACATCAGCTCGACCTTGTGCATCTCCGTCTGCAATCTGTACCCTCGATGGATCGATGAGTAGGGTTGCATACTTAGTGCCATCTGCTGAGTGTTCACCGAATCGGTTCTTGACTGCGGCAACTTTGAGTTGCCCATATTCAGGGTTCATTGCAATGGACAAAATCATCGAAGGCAACTGAGATGCCTTACCTAAGATTGCTCTTCGTGGTGCTGGCTTATCTGCTTCGTAGTCTCTTTGCTCAGACATATGTGTAAGAGCAAGGACACAGGCACCTGTCTTTCTAGCAACATGATGAAGTTCGGACATGATTGCCCTTATGCCTGACCATTCTTCCCCTGTAACGGACACGCAATTCATCAGGTTATCTATCACGACAAGTGCCGGTGCCATGCCGTAGACCTCACCATAGGCAAGGATCTCTAGTTCAATCGTATCGATGTCGGGTGACGGATCAAAGACCCACTTAATATGTGAGCCTTTCTCATGCAACATCAGATCGAAGAAGTGTGAGTCTTGGTCTAGGTTCGTTTCTACTTGTTGTTGTGGTATCCCACTCAAAGCTGCAACGGTACGAAACATCTGTGTGATTGGATCCGTATCGGCAGAGAAGTAAAGCGTTGGTACTCCACTCTTGAGAGCGTAGACCAATGCCATAAGACTCTTACCGGAGTTAGGTTGCCCAGCGATTAGGCATAATTGTGATTGACGGAACCTCATCCCATAGCTCTTCAATGATTCCCACACATCGGGCAATGGTTTCGCTGATGAGTTTGTACTGTGTACTGCTTGAAGTAGGTTCAACATTATGCGGCTATGCTTCGCTTTCTTTCGATATTGTAAATCCTACGAATATGTTTTCGATCATGTGCAGAAGATCCTCCCCAATAGTGGAAGTCTTCATTATGTAATGCCCAGTTGAAGCAAGCCTTCAAGAGTGGACATTGACTACAGACACCTCGAAGAACTTCATAGTGACTGAAGTCTTTCTCATCGGTGCAGTACATTTCTGATCCGATGGAGGCACAGGGTTCTTTGCCGGTGAATGCCGGGTACTTTGGTGTACCCGGCTCCACCAACTGGGCTAAGAAGCGTTGGCTCTGTAGTCGCATTGCTGACCCTGTGGTCGTTGGCAAGCATAGAAAGCACGATAAGGCTTTCCACTTGATTTAGATACACCAGCAGGAACTAACTTTGCTGGTTCTCCATGCTTACAAACAGGGCCAGAAGCAGGGGCTGAAGCTACCTGATTGGCAGCACCACCCCATTTATCTGTTGAGATCACAGTTCCACCCAATGCTTGGGCAATCTGTGCAGTATTCATTGGCTGTCCAGCAAAGGCGGTTTGCATCGCTGATAGAACCGCATCTGCACCAGCAGGATCCAAGGCTTCTGCCAACTTCTGTGCAAAGCCTGTGTATGTTGCATCAGCAATGACAAAGATGGTTCCATCTGCTGTCTTTGTTGATACTTGAAAGCCGAGTTCGGCCATTACTTTACCTCCGTGTGTTTGATCGACAACCGTACTGATTCTTTTCCGGCTGTCTTCTTTGGAACGAAACCCAATTTAGCAAGCACTTCACTCTCATCAATCGTTTGGCGTGGAGCCACAGTTGTCCAGTTGATTTCTACACCAGACAATGTACGACCGAAGACACCCTCAAGAGAAGATTTGAGTTCATCGGATTTCGCTTCGAGTTTCTTCAACTCGTTGTTGATTTGTAGGTACTCCAAGGCGTTGGAGTCAATGTTGGGATCATCAATCAGAACTTCTGACGGAGTGATTCCAGTTTTTTTTAGACCAGAACAACCAAGCTCACCGCTTGCATCAAAGTACTTGCAGTAAAACTGGCAGTAACTAGCATCCTTTCCGGGTGCTGGTGCTTCAGTAGAGTTCTTGATGGCTTGCAACCATTCGAGTGCTTCCTCTGCTACTGATCTATCGTATGGTTCTGAGTGAACCTTGATGTCTCGTTCATCCCCATCTCGTGGGATTGCTACGAGGTTTACGGTCTTGACTGTGTATCCAGCTTCATTGAGAAGCAGACCATAAACTTGAACCTGCCAACGCTGTTGCTTCGATGGGAAGAAGTTAAGGTTCTTTGACTTAACACTCTTCCAGTCCACAACTGCACCAGTAGATCGGACATAGAGATCGACATGGGCTTTGATCCCAAATGCTTCGACCTCTTGCTCAACGAGATACTCTTTGTGTTCTGGATCTGCAAGTTCGATTGCCTCTTCGATGGCTCCGTGGATTGCAGTACCCATAATTGCAGCGAGTTTCAACTCGTTGTTATTGGTTTCAGGTTGTTGGTTCAACCTGTACCAAACCTTTCTTGCACAGCCACCAAGTTCAGATGGCCCTACTTGAGTCTGTAGTGATCGACCTCGAGAAGCATCTTTTGCTTTGAGGAGATCAACTACGATCTCTTTAATTTCCTTCATTTGATCCTTCCACTTCTTCTGCTTCAGCTTCTGCCTTCGCTTGCATCTGCCGTTCGTACTCTTTCCAATACAAACCATAGTACGCCACATCGAAACTAAATCGCTTCATATGTTGAGCCAATGCACCGGTGTGTGCAAAGACTTTGATACCGGCTTGCTTTAGTTTACGGAAGAAGATTATGTCTTCACCCACAAACTTATCATTGCCAAGATCTTTCTCAGCAAAGAATGATTGATCCGGGAACTTCTTGCGAAGTACTGGAACTATTGACTTGTGCATTAGAACTAAACCCATACCTGCTGAATCAACAGGAATGATCTCATTATAGGGCATAGGATGAATGAAGTTCATCAAGTACTCATCCTCTGGGTGATCGAGGAACAACGCTGGCATCGGTGTCATCAATGTTCCTTCCATTGCCTTGGATACAAAGTACACCCCAGTTACGACAGGTCGTGTCATTTTGTCGGCAGTATCCCAAAGTTTCTTCAAGATATCTGCTGTGAGAACTACATCAGAATCAACCCACAATAACCAGTCAGTACCCACATGATCAGCCCACAGCTCGAGAAGATCCATACGCTGTCTTGCAATCTGATTTCCTTGCACTCGAATAGCATTGTTGATAAAGATCCCATGCTTTGCAGATGTTAGAGATGTGTAAAGTAAACCTTCGGTAAACTTTCCATCAGTCATACCATTGTCACACCAACCGATTGAGAGAGTCTCTTTGCTGCTATGCGGCATTTAGTTTCCATTCCTTCCAATGCGGAACATCTTTACCTTCAGGTTGTGTAGCCTTCCACGCTTTCCACTCTTCACGCTTTGCGTGATTTGCAGGAGACCTGCCATTAACACGATTGCCTTTTGACTTTGGCTTCTTTGGTCGTTTCTTCCAAGCTTTGCCATTTGGCCTGTTCGAATTTCGATCACCCTTACCACTACCTCTCTTCGGTTTGCCCATCGCTTCTCTCTTTCTTGAGTACACCTATTGCATATTCCAAGCCATCTACTAAACCTTGTTTGTACTCAGTATCTGGTAGCGGTTCTGCTTCTTTGATCTTCTTGCAAAACTTATCGATGTAGAAATCCTTAAGTAACATTCTGATATCCCTTGATGTAGTCCTCTACGAGTTTGGAAATCTTGGCTTCACCATCAATAGGTTTCCAAATGATCATAGTTCCCGGCAGTATTAAGTTTTTCTCTTCGGGCAATGGAACAAGGGTAACCATTTTGTCGGCAATAAGAAACCCCTCATGGAACCAATCCACAAGATCGAGCTTGCCCAGTAGGTACTGGCTGGACTCATAGGCATGATCCCACCAGATAGATATACCACCATCTCTGCCATAAGAAAAGCCCATGACCCAAGGATGTGGCCGCAACGAAGTCTCCGACAGTTCAGACATCTGTGCATAGATGTTGTCGACTTCGATAAGTTTTTCACTCATGCCATAAGTGTGACACAGGGGTCTGACAAAGTGTGGGATTTCGGCGTGTCGTGATATTGTTGGGTCACCTCGTAAGAGGTGGGGCAGAAACTTCAGGCGACACTATACGGTGTAGCACCTAACCAACCATAAGTTTTTTATGGGGGGTAGGGGGGGCATTTCTTAGGCTCTCCTGCCGGTGTAGTTTTAGGCAACAAAAAAAGGGGCCACCCGAAGGTGGCCCCAATGTTTTGCCGATATTAAGTTGTTAGTCGAGATCCTCTGGATCAGTCCAAAGGGCTGCTTCCGTCTTTTCGTTCTCGACTCTCTGAGCATACTCACCTAGACCCAAAGATGACAAGACAAAGATAATTGCTTGCTCTACTGGAATCTCTGGTGAGATGTAAGAGACTACTAATGCAACAGTCGAGGAGATGAATGCAGCTACTCGAGCAGGGTTGCGGTGGATCAACGATTTGATCTTTTCCATTTAGCCCTCCTTAGGACTTGGTACTTCACATTTCTGTGGGTTTCGATTCTTCAGACTTTGAATGACAGCATCTGGAGAACTGAACACTTTCTTCTTTGTCCAAGGGAACCAAGAGCTTGTGTCTTTGTCGTGCTTTGGATCGATGGATATGTGCATATGTTTTGAGTGTGGGTTCGATCCGGTGTACCGGCGGTCACCCTCACTTGCTCTGGCACGAGACCAGATCTTGCTATCAAAAATCAAGTAGACAACTCTCTTGTCCTGCTTGAACTTCTGAAACAGTTCGTGACAGTCTACCCCTGACTTCGGATCATGGGTGAGATCTACTGCGTGTCCTGTGTTGTGGTCTGAGTTAGGACTGGCCGCAAGATGTGCAGCCGAAGGGAGTAATCCATCGCTGGCTTTCGCCCTCTTTGGCCACAGCTTGGTGGCTTGTCTCAAGACTGATTTGGCAGCAGGTGTCGCCGTCTTTGCAACAGGTTTCATTCATTCTTCCTAATCCATATCTGGGAGCCAGAGTCAATCAACTCCATCTCTTCCTTCAGTAAGGTCACAAACAGGTCTATAGCCGGCTGTGGCCGCTTCTCGAGGGGTAATTCAGCCCCCCAAAGGTAATCATCAAAGGCCATAATTCCACCCGGTTTAAGGGCTTTCCAGCCGTTTATGGCATCGTAAAAGACAGCCTGAGCCGTATGATCCCCATCGATGTAGATGAAGTCGTATATGGCAACCTCATCAAGATCGGTAAAGAACTTAAGGCTAGGCATCTTGGCTTTAATAATCCTGTGGTAATCCTTAGTCTTCCAGTCATAGGTCTTCTCGACATCGGTAAAGTCCATCTTGTGGTGAACCTCTTCGTCAGATCCCTGCCAAGTATCTACATCGGTCAGGACTGATCCCTTACCAGTCAGTACATTCTGCATTAGCCACAAACTGGCATCGCCTGTGAATGCCCCTATCTGTAGATAGTTCAGGTTCTCTTGATCCTTGAACCTAGATAGGTGCTTATCAAAGTATGCAACTGCATAGCTTGCGAACCAGTTAGGGTAAGTCATTTCTGAATCAGATACTCGTATAGTTTGTCAACCTTCGCCTCTAGTCTGTCGACCTTATCTCGGATTGAAGATCCCCCATTTGGTTTTAGTTCTGCAAGGTAGTGCTTGACTAACCATCGGATTGCACCAGCGAATGCGGTGACGATTGTTGTTACGGCGACCGCAAGGCCAGCCCAGTCCAAGTAGTTCATTAGACAACCGTTCTCATTGTGATAGTGATGATTCCTCCAAAGTTCTCATTATTCTGAGATGGAGGAGTCATGCGAGTGAATGCGATTTCTTCGATGACAGTATCGAAGTTTTCACCAGAGGTGAAATCCTGTACGAGAACGGTGGCACCCGATGACTCGAGTTGCTCAAGTGCTGCCAAACGGATCTTAGCTCCGTCTTCAGTTCCGAATCTGACACCTCTTCGATCGGTCTCAAAGTCGTAACACATAATAGGCATTTGGATAAGTCGTGAACGAGTAGGCGATGGGATTGCCTTGATTGCATAACCCCTAAGTTCTGCACCCTTGGTTGCATCTGTGGAGTTACGATAAAGAGTAAATGTGAGTTGACCATTAACCTGTGGTTGAACGAATGCAGCAGAGATATCAAAGTCTGTGTTGTATTCGTTGCCTTCAGTCAGGGTAACAATCTGTGATCTTCCTTCAATGGAGTCACCATAGACTTCAATCTTTCCTTGGAGAGTCTCAGTCTCAATACGAACACGCTTCCACGCTTTCTTCTCAAGAGTTCCCCAGTTAACGATTGCTGTCTGGATTGTTCCTTCTGCTACCAGTTGTGTTGCGTGTTCAATCCACACACCACTTGCTGTGATCGAGAAGAATAACTGACCAGTTGTTGGGAAGAAGCCAAGGTTATCCACAGATCCTGTAGTACCAGAAGCATAGATATCGCTGGCATATGGGTAGCCACCATCATCGAGTAACTGACCTAGATAGATTCGGTAGGTGCCAGATGCACCACCGATTCCTTGTCTTACTCCTGCCCAGATGTATGAGTCACGAGCTGCAAAGGAGACTACCGGGTATGTAGTTTCAAAGATGATTGGGCCATAAACAATAGTTGCATCATCGGCAATAGCTGCAATACGAACACCACGAGATGTTCCGATTGCAAGGTATGTACCAAGATAGCCAAAGATAGTACGAACAGTTTCACCTAATGGGATATCTGCCACGGAGATGGCAGGGCCAAGGTTGCCTGTCGTTGCATCTGGTTGAATCTTGAAGATTGATGACTTATCTCCAGCATAACCAGAGATATAGATAGCTCCACGACCATCTGCAATACCAGTCCATTTCCAGCCGATTGGTACTGTCTTAGTATTAGCAATGGCTGTTACTGATGAAAGGTTTGCAAGGCTGCTATGGCTGGCAAAGGTAAGTTCATAGACACCAGCAATGGTCGATCCTGAAGCAAAGGTAATACCTGCAAGCAATCTGTTCTTTACAAACTTAAGAGTGACATTAGATGCAGATGCAATAGATGCAATGTGATAATGCTGATGAAGTGTTGGACTTCCAGCAGTTAGATCGATGTCGTAAATGTAATCTGCGGTAGCAATGTAGAGAGAAGATCCATCTGTTTCAGCAGCAAGAATCTCAGCAGATAGATCTGCACCAGTAAGAACTGTTGTAGCAGATCCAGCAGCAGTTACCTTGGATACACGAATAGCAGATGATGATGTAGAAGTAGATGTGCAGTTAACAGCAAGAACGAAATCTGTACCATTTAGAGTTGCTGGAATAGCAATAGTTCTGGCAGTAGATGAAGTACTGGTTACATTGTAAAGTTTTGAGGTGTCCTTAAGGAGAGAAAGTTCACCTGTATTCCATGGGTTGATACCTGTGGATGTGTAGTAACGGAACCGTAGAAGATCGGGATTACCCTCAAGAGCTTCTTGGAACTGGATACCTGCACCAAGATGCCACGATGTCTGAGATCGAACCCAAAGACCTGAGTCAAGGGTCTGCTCACCCGGCTCTCTTGCTTGGTCAACACGCTCATATTTCCATCGGGCAGTCGATCTACGATAAGGAACTGTGTCTGTGATGTTATAGAGAAATGGCAAACCACCAATAGCAACATCAAAGGCATAGGTATCTGGATCATAGTATTGAGATGTACGACCGGTGAGATCATAGATAACTGTCTCTGTAATATCCGGTGACTTAGATACCTTTAATACCACGGCAGACTCCTTGGGTTAGAAAGATTGATAAGGGTTCTTACTTACGACATTAGGCGAGGACACCCTTGAAACTGCCTCTGTTTCAAACTGACTATTCTGTTATTTCAGACCAAGATTGATCTGCTTCATTCCAAAAGTAATGCTTTCCATCTGTTGGCATGGTTGTTGGTGGTTCCCACCTACAAGTCTGTTCGTTTAGGCTCCAAGATGGAAATGGTTTTGGGGCTATGAATGCATCTCTATCTGCATCATAGGTATATCCAATAGCGGCATAGTTCTTACGGATTCTTGAGTTGTAAGAAGTTTGCTTCCAGTTTGAATGGGTATGAATTGATGTGAGAAATTCAATTCCTTTTTGTTCGGACTCAATTCCATCAACAATGATATCTTCATCATTAACTACATGAACAGAAAGAACTTTGTTGTTCTCATCTAGTTTTGCAAATGTTGCCATTAGTTTTCCTTATCTCGCATATCTAACTATTACAATACCTGAACCGCCATTGCCTCGAGCTGCATAGGTTGCATCATCAGAGCCTGAGTTTGCACCACCACCACCACCTGTATATGGAAGTCCGCTGGTTGCGGCAACTGATGGATTTGTTTGTGGTTGACTTGAACCGCCACCACCATTTCCGGGAGTGCCAAGAGTGTCAGTACCCAAGAATGTAGCTCCTGCTCCACCACCAGCAAACCAATATGTTCCACTAACATTGTGGCCATATCCTGTATCTACACCCCATGATGAGTAAGTAGATACTCCTGCTCCACCATTGCCAGAATTTGTAGAACCTGCGTTGCCTCCGGCACCACCTGCTCCTCCTCCACCACCACCGCAATAGTTGGCTGGTGTATATCCAGATCCCCCAGCATTACCTTGGCCAGAAGTTCCTGCACCACCTGCGGTGTTGTTTCTTGCTCCACCTCCGCCAGAACCGCCAGCCATGCCGCCAGTTCCGTTTGGATATAGGTAACTTTGTCCTGAACCTCCACCGCCACCTTCAGATGCAGTCAAAGAGCCAAACTGAGAATCTGATCCCTTAAAGCCTCGATCATTGTTTGGATCGTAAGCTCCTGCACCACCACTACCGACTGTTACGGTATATGCAGTATTGGCTGTTAATGATTGACTTGAATGATAAAGAAGACCACCTGCACCTCCGCCACCACCAAGTGAAGAACCCCCACCGCCACCACCAGCGATAACAAGAATGTCTGCCGTAATGTTTACATCGGGCGTAAAGGTTCCAGAGCCAGTAAAGACATGATAGATATATGAAGATCCAATTTTTAAGATACCACCATTTGCTCTTGCAAGGGATGTATCGTTCGATGCTTTAGATACCTTTTGTGCAGCTATGCTTGCATCTTTTAGTCTTTTGATTGCCATTAGATTGAATACCTCACTATCACAATTCCAGATCCACCTGCACCAGATGCACCAGAAGAAGATCCGTTTCCGCCTCCTCCACCACCGCCACCACCAGTATTGGCTGTTCCATTTCCAGCAGCAGAAGTGCCAGAGGAACCATTTCCTCCACCACCTACACCACCAGTTCCTGCGGTTCCACCATAAGAACCGCCTCCTCCACCACCTGCAAAATATCTTGTTCCAGAAGAATCAACACCAGTTGAAGTTGCTGCTCCCCAAACATTTGCCGAAGATGAGCCAGACCCACCTGCTCCACCACCAGAACCACTACCGCCAGAACCAGCAGCACCAGCTCCGCCGCCTCCGCCACCGCCGTAGTTTGAAGCAGAACCTGATCCGCCTCCACCATTATTTCCCTGCGATGAAGTTAATGTGGCTCCACCTGATCCGCCATTTCTTCCACCACCACCAGATCCACCTGTAAGTCCGGGATATTGACCCTGAACACCGCTTCCGCCGCCACCACCAAATGCAACAAGCCCTGTGAAGCGTGAGTTTGATCCATTATTACCAGTAGTTCCAGCAGAAGAAACAGATGCACCACCTGCACCAACAGTTACAGAATACGAAAAGTTTGGTTGGAGGTATAAAGAGTTAGATATAAGCATTCCACCTGCTCCACCAGCACCTGCACCACGATCGCCAAAATATGTACATCCACCACTACCACCACCTGCAATAATCAATACATCGCAGGTTAATCTTTCTAGTGTCTTGAATGTTCCATCTCCTGTGAATACATGATAAACATATCCATTTGATGCATAAACGGTTCCACCAGTAGCTCTTGCAGGGCTAATGCTTGTATCTTTTTGATTTCCATTAGCAAATGAAGATGTACGAAACTTTTGTATTGCCACAAGTGTTACCTTTCAGATTGATTAGGCTGATAGTTCTGAGCCGAATGCTGTGAATGTAAGAGAAGATGCTGCTGATGCATAGCATCTAATTGAATTTCCAGCAGCAAGGGTAATACCAAGTGTTAATGCTATTGAATCATTAGCTGCAATAGTTACATCATAAGCAATGTAATGCTCGTCAGCTAATGTTGTACCAGATGTTGGCTTTACTGCCAAACGGTAGGTACGAGCAGATGTTGATCGATTAGCGATTACGATGGAAGAAACCACCGCTGCTGAAGAAGATGGAACGGTATATAGTTCCTCTTCTGTCGTTGCGGCCGCAGCCTTGCGACCAAGTACTTTATATGCCATTTGTTATGCTCCCATCAGAAGGAATGGATCAAGACCGCTGCCGGCACCTCCGGCTTCGGATGCTTTGGCTAGTGGTATTCCACCAGCCGTGACACCATCGTGTACTACGAGTGTGTCTTTGTCGGTGTCGACAGTTACTTCACCGACTAAACCTGTAAATGTAGAGTGTTCAGATGTTGTACCTCTACGGAATTGTATTGCAAATGACGACATCTTATGCTCCCATCATCATAAATATATCTGTCAATGGATCGGTAGTAATGGCTGCCCATGATGCTGTCGATCCATCGGTGGTTAAGTATTTACCACCATTGCCAGTTTGGCTTGGAAGACTTACCGGGGCTGATGCCCAAGTGATTCCATTGGTGGCAGTAGAAGAAGCCGTAAGGATATAACCATCTGTTCCTACTGAAAGTACAGCGGCAGTATCGTTTGCACTTGCTACAAAAATATCACCTTTAGCATTGAAAGATGTAGCCAAAAGGGCAGACCCTAGAGCCAATGCAGAATTAGCAGCAGATGTAGCAGAGGTTGCTGCTGAGTTAGCAGAAGTCAAGGCAGAAGATGCAGAAGTACTTGCACTCGATGCCGAGGTGGCCGCTGAGGTTGCACTTGTTTCTGCCGAACTTGCTGAAGTTGCAGCAGAGGTAGCAGAGGTAGATGCAGCCGTTGCAGATGAAGCTGCTGCTGTAGCAGAACTTGAAGCACTTGTCTCAGATGATGCAGCGGCTGTAGCCGATGATGCTGCTGAGGTAGCCGAAGTACTTGCAGAGTTTGCTGAAGTCAATGCACTAGAAGCAGATGTGCTTGCACTAGATGCACTTGTTGAAGCAGAGGTCGCAGATGTCAAAGCACTAGATGCTGAGGTACTTGCAGAGGATGCTGAAGTACTTGCCGCTGTCGCAGAAGTAGCAGCCGATGAAGCACTTGTGGCTGCACTAGAAGCAGAGGTTGCTGCACTATTGGCAGAAGTTTGAGCATTGGATGCAATGGTTGAGATGTTGATATAGGTCGATGTTGTTGTATCTGCAACGGTGATTGATCCCATATCACGGACAAGACCAGATCCTGTTAGACCAGTAATAGATGTGAAGCTATTGGCTGCCGATGTGGCTGATGTTGCCGCTGAAGAAGCAGATGTGGCAGCCGAAGTAGCAGAGGTCTGGGCTGAGGTCGCTGAGGTAGCAGCAGAGCTTGCAGAAGTTGCTGCACTCGAAGCAGAATTAGCCGCAGAGGTAGCCGATGTGGCAGCCGAAGATGTCGATCCAAAGACTGTATCGATGTATGACTTAGGCACAGCATCGGTAGATGCAGTAGGCGATGCAAGATCAGTAATCTTGTTATTACCCATTGACAAGGCACCAGTCATTGAGTCGCCAGACTTGGCAACCTTGGTAGCAATCGAGTTAGTTACCGTGGTTGAGAAGCTTGCATCATCATTGATTGCAGCAGCCAACTCATTGAGGGTATCTAAAGCACCCGGGGCTGCATCAACCAAGTTGGAAATCTGAGTATCCACATAGGACTTAGTAGCAGCATCTGTATTAGCAGATGGAGTACCAAGACCGGTTACCTTGTATCCACCAGCAGCAAGGTCTGTACCTAAAGTTGCACTAGAAAGTGTCTTGCTTGAAAGAGTAGAAGCAACACCATCAAGGGTTACTGTACCTGTGGCATTAGGAAGGGTAATTGTTCGATCTGCCGTTGGGTCAACCACAGTAAGGGTTGTCTCAAAGGCATCAGCAGTTGCACCTTCAAATACGATTCCTGCTCCGAGAATTTCTGGAGCTGTAAGCTTCTTGTTTGTAAGTGTCTGTGCATCGGTATCACCAACAACATTACCTGTAACACCGTGGATTCCAGATGTTGTTGGGCTTGCTGTCGATCCAAGGTGAGCAGAAAATTCATTGAAGTCACGACCCGAAATAATGTGACGAACTGTTGCACCAGCAGAGTGGGCAACATTTGAGGTACCGTCTTCTCCACGAGTGACATTGAGTGTCGTTCCACCACCAGAAGAAGTGACCGTAATGATCTCTTCCTTGTTAGTATCTGGATCGATGACCAGAGAATATGGATAGTTGGTTGGGAAGCCAGTCGTTAGATCCAGAGTAATCGAGGTAACAACACCATCGATTGAGGATGATAGCGAGGCTTGCTTTGCCGTTGAGGCATAGTATCTAGTTTGTGCCATTCGTTACCTCTTATAGTGGAGTCGGGGAGGATAAAGATCTCTAAGTCCAGCAGCTTCTTGCTGAAGTCGCTGGGTGTAAAGACCAAGGTAGAACCGAGCCGTTGAAGAACCTGCTCCAATAGGCTTGGTTTGATCGAGCATATCTGACTCGACAGATTGTGCAGGTACTCGAGCTGCATCGATATTCATAAGCAGACGAGCCATGGCACCGTATGTAATACAGTCAACTGAACTTGATGGGAAACCTGTAACGGTTTCATAGACATCACTATCAGAAGTCAATACTGATGGAGCTTTAGCATAGACAACCTGAACTGTACGACCCGGATCAATAGAGTCAAAGATATTGATTGTCTTGCCATTAGCAAACTCTGTTGTATTGGCTACTTTGTCGGTATTGTAACGCCGAACATTGAGCCACTCTTTGGTCGATCCAATGGTCTGCCACTTAACATCAAGAACATATTCTGTAGTCGCTGGAAGCGAGTAAGTAGTTACTGCTGAGTTGAAGGAGAAGGTGTGAGTTCCTACTGCAAAGAGTTCTGGGTAGGAAGCCTGAATAGTATCGTTGATTGCATCCTTGATAAGTTTGCGAGGATAGACAGGAGCAATAAGAACCTTGGCACTATTAGCAGCAGATGCTGCTGTGGTACCACGGAATCCTCGACCCCAAGGTGCAACGGTGACAGTCTTGGTTAGGTTGTCAACCTTATCTACATAGATGAGTTCATCACCAATCTCAATAAGACCACGACCCATTTGGTTGGTTTCATTCACAATAAATGTAGTAGCAGATGAAGTGATACCACCTGATTGATTGATCCAAGTAGCAGTCTCTTGTTGAGCTGCACCGCTTTGGATATTGAATGCAACCTTATCTACGAGTTGACCAAAAGTAATTGACATTATGACTCTCTTGCTCTTAGGGCAGCAGCAGGAGCCTTATCGGTTGTGCCACCAAGTTGATTACATACACCACGAAGGTCTTTGTAATTAGGTCTGGTATTACCAGCCTTGACATTCAAGGCACCAACGACATCCAGACCAGTTGTGCCAGCCCAAGTGTTTGCAGCCAATGCATCATCAACATAACTCTGTAACGCTGGATAAGTGCCACCATTAGCAAGACGATTAAGTTCTGCTGTAAATGTGCTTCCGTTAGTACCTGTTGCCATTACTTACCCTTCCTCATAACTGCCGCATTGTCGACAAGGTTTGGATACTTGCGACCTGCTGCTTTGGCACGAGCCTTAGCCTTTGCCTTCTGGGTAGGTGTTAGTTTGGTTGATTTCTTCTTTGGGTTCTTCTTATCCCAGAATGCTTTCTTCTTCACCATTTCACCTTATCTGCCCAGTAGGCTGCTGACATCTTTCCTTTTGCAATGTTCTTTGCATGACGAGCCTTGAAAGACTTCTGTCGTTTAGTTGGTTGCCGATCACCAGTAACACCTTGCTGACCAAATCTAATGGTCTTAACTTGTGAACCTTCTTTGGCTACGACCACATGAGATTTAGTTGGATGAGAAGGTGTTCTCTTCGGCTTGTTGAAGCCAGATACCCCGGCTTTCTTTAACCGGGGATCTGCCTTACTTCTTTTTTCCGCCACTCTTCTTTGCCTTCTTGACAATCATCTTCTTGCCTGACTTCTTTGCTTCTGCTTTAGCCATAGCCATACCTTTTGCAGAATACGGATATTCCTTCTTTCCAACCTTTGGCATTATTTCTTCTCCCTTTGAGTGATTACCTTGACTTTTCCACCTGTGTTTATGTCAAACGAAGCGGAAATCTCTATTGCTTTTCTGGCCTCATTGGCCGCTACCTTCGTATTGGTTAGTGAGATTGTTGCTCTCGATAGAGAACCTGCTGCATAGGATCCACCAGATCCAACTGCATATATTCCTCGATCATCTCTGCACCAAGAGAAATCATTATCTATCTGATAGATCCTGCCACGGATACATATAAGGGCATCAAAGCCAGCATCCTCATTGGGCATTCCATCTTCCTTCTTTGGAGAAGGATCGTATCCATAATCTGCATACGCTTGACGAAGTGACGGAAGAAGATCCGTCATCATAAACTTATCTAAGTTGACCACCTTAGGTATCTTCGGTGGATTCCAACTAAAGTTTGCTATATCCCCGGCGATTGCATCGCCAGCAAAGGCAAATACATACTCGCCTTTTTCTATGACCTTATCCATACCAGTTGCTATGAACTTCTGGCCACCTGCCACCATCAGGGAATCCGCTGCTATAAGGCCCCAGCCTTTGCCTTGGATTCCAACGATGGTTGTCATGTCTATTCCTTAAAACTATTGGTGTTGGCATCGAAGGCTTTACCAGCCAAATTCGATAACTCAACAGCTCCTCGAATGTCTTTCATATTCGTTGTTGCTGGTTCAATGCCTTGGTCAATCGCTGACTTGTAAGCATTGAGTTCTGCATCCCAAGACTTCTGAGACATCGTTCTCCTGCTATTGGCATCACCAGTATTAACTTGTAAACCTGAAGCCTTTAGACACTCTCCCCAGTTTGCATGATCTTGTGTGGGGCAACCTGTTCTACACGGCATTATGACCTCAATACTAAGAATCCACTATGTGCTTCATCCGATGCTGCATCGGCTTCTGCTTGAGTCTTTATTGTATATCCAAGACCTACCAAAACATCTTTAACCGCTTCGCTTACGACATG